GGATGGCACTTCGCTGTAACTGGCTCCGGCTATCGTCACATTTACCTTCATGGCCTTCCCTCCTTACTCGACAGTCAGGATTTTCGTCAGGCTGTCCTGGGAAACGGAAACGGTCGTCAGACTGCCCGTCACCTTGGTACCATTGATGTAGGCCGTCTTACCGCTGACAATCGTCCCCGCGGCGGCGGTGACATCACTGGTATCGACTACGCTGGACTTGCCGCTGATGCCGAGGACCGTCACCCCGGACTTGATGTTCCCGCTGACCAGCTTGGCCTGTTCCTCGCTGCTGATGCGGACTGCCCCTTTGCCGTTATGGAACCCGGCCGGGATGGTATACGTGCCATCGGCCTTGCTGATACTGCCGCTGATGGCTCCGTTATTGGGCATGGAACCCGCGACGAAGCCGTTCCCGATAAAAGCGGATTTTCCCGTCAGGATATCGCCCGATGCCGCCGCAGCCCCGGTCGTATCATAAAAGACAGCTGTCCCCTGCCCTTCTGCCAAAGGGATGGAAACCTGCGGCACTTCCGCATACACGACCGAATTGATTTTTACGTTTTTCGCCATGTTGATTGCTCCTTTACTCGACTTTCAACTCATAGCCATTAAAGCTGATTCTGCCATAGTTCGACGGGATGGCAGCTACCGTCACCCGGGAAAGGGCCGCATGACCGCTGTCAGCGGTGACGACCTGTTCCTCGTCGGATGGGACGATGCATCTTTCCTGAAAGTCCCCGGAAGGGGCCTGGGGCATGGAAAGAATGCCGACAAGGTTGTTCCCCTTATGTGCCATTGTCCGTCACGCCCCTTTCCAGGAAAAAAGGCCGGGGCGGAATAAGGGTATCGGTGTATCCGTTCTCCCGCACCAGCTCCACATCATAGATATAACGGCCGCAGGGAAGGTTCCGGGTATCGTCCGGCCAGAAAACCAGGAAGCACGCCGCCCCTTCCTGCCGGATGCCCTGTTCCAGTGTCTTGGTCAGGACAGGCTTTTCATCGGCAAAGTTTTGTTTCAGCGTGAACGCCAGCTCATCGTGCTTTCCAGGGATGAAAGGTTCCCCCGTCACACGGTCGCAAATGACCAGGCGGATTTCTGCCGAATCACCCCTCACAAGGCGGATCCGGTTCTGCACTACAGAGAAGCTCATTTCCATCCCCCCTGTTCCGGCTGCCGCTGTTCCATGGCATCCAGTCTGCGGTGGGCATGTTCTGCCAGGGCTTCCACCCGGGACAGCCGTTCCGCCATCTTCTGCCGCTTGGCTTCCGTATCCGACAGCTGGCGGCGAAGTTCTGCGATACAGTCCCGGAGGCTCCGCACCGATTCATTCAGCGGCTTGATGACGCTGAAATTAAAGATGACGCCGCAGAGCATCAGGACCGATACCAAGGATGCGGCCATCTGTAACCATTCAGCCATATTCCTCACCTCCTAGCCTGTCCGCTGGAACATGTACACGACGATGGACGGCTGCATGTTGTTGTGCGGCTGGCCACCACCCGTCCGGGAAAGGCTGTGGGAATGATTCCCATCCCAGGAGGTATGCCCGTCCACCTGATTCCCATGCCAGCAACCGTCGCCATAACCTACGGCAACAGGTGCATCATTGCCTTCACAGGCATCCCACTGGAAGTTGCGCGGCAATGACCCGCAGGACCAGTGACGATGATTTCCGCTGTCTCCGACTGTATGGCCATGAGCCGGAGTTTCTGGAATCGTAAGGTTGTGCTTCTCCTCACCCAGCTTGTCCCCGGCCTTGTACATGGTTCCGCTGTCTGCCGTACCGGCACCAATCAGGCAGCGGCCCATGGCAAAGGCCACCCAGGTCGTACCCGGCCAGTACGTTGCCGGATTCTTCCCGTCTGCGGAAATATAGATGGCATTGACAGGGAACGGACAGGCCTGAATCTTAGCCACGGCTTCCTCGTCCATATCGGCGTAGGTGACCTTGCCCCAGCTGCCATTGCTGTGCAGGACGGTATTCAGCTTCCCGGCTGAAGGTGACGGGACCATGCCGCTCTGGCCTGCCGTCTTTTCGCCGCAACCGCTGAAATCTGGCAGGGTGATATCCTTCGTGCCATCAAAGACAACCCGGTGAATCTTCCGCCCCGTCTGCAGCTTCGACGCACTGGCCGCATTGCCGCTGATGCCGCTGGCATGGGCCTTGGCATCGGTCAGATGGGCATTGATGTCGGCTGCCGTAGCGGAAATCCGCTCATAGAGCCGGGCATCATTACTGACCAGCTGGGACACGGTCTTGTTCTGCTGATTGAAGACGACCGGGTCTTCTGAAAGATATTGAGGGAAAAGCACGTCATAATCCAGCGTATTCTCCACAGCTTCTGTGGGCCGGACTTCCTGTCCGGCACGGTCCGGGAAGTCGGCAGACCATTTCTCTTTGCTGTAATCATCCATTTGTCATCACTCCTTTTTGGGATACGATGGTTGCCGTCGAGAAGGTGGCTTCTCCGTTCCAGTGAATCTTGCCATTCCAGGAATAACCCAGGTAGATGGCGTATCCCAGATGGGCCGGCTTGTAGATGTTGAGCTGCGTGATGAGCTTCTGCAAGGTCGTGGTATCTTTGTCGTTCATGATGCAGTACACCTTGAAGTAATACTCCTCATTGACTTCCTCGATATGGCCGGCACTGTAGAGATTAATGATGGAGTTCATGAAATCTTTCGTAGACACATCCACGTGCTGCAGCTTGAAAAGGATCCGCTGCCTGCGGAATTCGTCGCTATCTCCGTCACCGGGCTTGATGCCCAGGAACGATTCATAAAGCGGCAGCGCCCAGGTGGCGGTGTTCACGAAGAAGTTGTCCGCCAGGTCCTGCAGAGCCAGGCGCAGACGGTCATGCTCCTCATTGCAGGTTTCTGCCGCGCAGTGGAACATCGGGTCTTTGGATAAGAAATTCGGCAAATACTTCAGGATATCCATCCGGCTCTGCCGCATCCAGTCATTGGCTGACAAGGTTCAGCACCACCTTCCCTGCCACGGGGATCTGCTCGTTCGTCAGTTCCACGTTGGCCGCTTTTCCATTAAGCTTCAAATCCTTATAATCCGTAATGCCGCTGATGGAAAGGAGGAGTTTCCCCATCTGGGCCAGGCTGACATAAGAAAGCGTGAAGCCCGTCTGCTTGAGATAGGCTGTCATGGCTGCCTTTACGGCATCAGGGCTGGCTGTGCCATAGACATCTGCCGTCAAATCAATGGATAATGGTGCCGGCGAAACGACGGTCACGGTCGCACCGATAGGCCGCTGGCTTTCGATGTAGTTATAGACCTCCTGGATCAGTTCAGCCGATGCCGATTCATTCTCTGCCGTGACGATAATGACCTTCACCGTGCCATTGCCCTGCCAGAGCGGGATGACTTTGCAGTTCTCGACGCCATCGACAGACATGGCCCAGTCACGATAATGATTCGCATTGCCCGAGGTGATAGGCTGGCGCACCCGGAACAGGAGCCGGGCAAGGAGTGCGTCATCCGTTTCTTCATCCGCCCCATCGGTGCATTTCTTATGGTTAACGACTGCCGAGATATTCGGGATGGAATAGGGGATTTCTGTAATCGTTCCTTCGGCCACATTGCCACTCGCCCCGGCATCGGCAGCTTCCACGGGAATCGTAACCTCAGCGGCATCGGCAGGAATGGTGGCCGACTCCAGGGTATAAAATCGCTGGCCGTCTTTTGTCTGGAAGAGACTGCTGCGAATGATGTAGGCTCCTGCCATCCCCGTCACCGTAACTTCTCCTTTGGCCTTGACGGCTTTCTTGCGATCGACGCCAAATTCCGCTGCCCGCAGCGTCAGGTAGTCGCCCCAGGACGTTTCGGCAAAGGCCGCGTCGCGCAACATGGCCAGCTCGGCATAGCTGCTCTCAAATTCCACAGCATTGGCGTCGATCAGGTCGCGGGCAAAGGTGCCTTCCATGGTACTTTGCTCTTTTTCCGTAATGGTGTGCAGGGTCTGGGCCATGCGGCTCTCAATCACATCTTTGGTCTGTGCATCAAATAAATTGCTCATGCCTCGCTCCTTCCTGCCGTCACGGTCAATGATTCGTCACTGTAAATGGAAGTGACGTCAACCGTAATGGCCAAGTCATCCCGTTCCCGCTTCTCCACCTCGATATGGTTAATGCGGGCAATGTACGGATTCACCATCAATCCCTCACGGATATTCTGGCAAATCCTGTCTGCCGTATACTGGCTGTTTGGCGCTCTCCCCTGATACGGCTCGATGGTAATGCCATAGCTGTCATCATAGGCCAAGTAGCGATACCGCTCGGTGAGGATTGCCTTATAAATCCAGACCTTGAGGGCTTCATTTTCTGTCACCATCAGGTTCTGGCCTTTTTCATCGTAGCGGAAGCACTGCTTATCAAAGTCATAGCCGTATTCTACGAAAAGAGGCAGCGACTCATTCCGGTTCGCTGCCTGGATGCTGTTCATTGCTACAAAAGGATCAGCCATGGCCATCAATCCTCACAATCTCATCCAAAATAATGTACTGCTGAATCCGGTCGTTGATGAGCATGGGCATGATGGCCACGTACATGCCGGGCTTCAGCGTATCCGTATAGATGACGGAATCGGTGTAGGCATTATCGATATCATGATTATGGGACTGGTAAGCCGCATCGCCGCTGCCGCCGGCACGGTTCTGTGTCGCCGATACCAGATGGCCTTTAGCCGTGCGGCCATAACCTGCCAGGAGATAATGGGAAATCCACAGCTCCTCTTTCGTCAGGATGATGCCGTTGTAACGGACTTTAATCTCTGGCGGCGAAGCAAGGATCTGCCCGATTTGAATGTCCGGGCTATTGCTGCTGCGGCTGACCTGCTCCATCAGATTCAGCAGGCTGATATACGGATTTTTCTGCATCTCCTGTCACCCCCTCGATGTCTTGATGATGGTCGCCGGATAATAGTCGCTCCCCATATCGATGCTGCCTTCGTAGTGATGAAAACAGCCATAGACATTGGAGCTGTTGCCCCAGCAGCCGCCGCTTCCGTCATAGACGACGACATGCCAGTTCGGGTCCGGCTTGCTGTAGCGGTTGTACATGATGATGTCGCCCTTTTCGAGCTGCGACGGGTCATAAGGGATAGCCATACCCTGCGCTTCGGCATCGGCGCGCAGCTGGTCGCAGCCTTTCACGCCATTGTTATATTCCTGCGCTACAAAAGGGGAATAGCCCGCCGCAGCGATGGTCGCCCGGTCGACACAGCCTTCTGAGCCATAGGGAGAAACGGTACCCTCGAAATTGGCCATGCACGCATCGACCACACTGCTGCCAGCGATAGCGCCACCTGCAGGAACAGAAGATGTCGATTCCGTTTCCGCTGGCGGCACATAGTCTGGGTTGGCATTGTACGATGTACTGTCCAGTTCCTGTTTCTGCTCATCCAGCAGTTTGTTGAATACCAGATGCAGCTCCATCAGGTGCTTGTTGCCTTCGATTTTATGGCTGTCCGACTTGATGAAGAACTGGCCCTTGAGCTGTTCTTCCTGGACTGAGACAGAAAGCCCAGCGATGCACTGGATATGACCGATGGCCCGGATGGACATGTCATGGGCGACGGTCTTCAGCATGGCCCTTGCCTGCGAGGCATCGTCCTGCTTAGGGTCGGCCTTGCAAATGGCCTGGATGAGACCAAATTTCTGGATGTCTGTAGTATTGGGCAGCTCCCCCTTCGTCTGTCCCGTACTGTCAACGACGACCACTTTCGATACCATGTCTTCCACCGATTCAGAAACAGACGCGCCCGTCAGATTCGTCACATCGCTGATCAGGAAGTCCCCCACCACCTGGTCATTCATGCAGACCACGTTGAGCTTCCCTTCGGTCATGTAGATATGGTATCCCTTTCCATCCTGTGCAGACTGATAGGATAATGCCTGCTTGATAGCCTCCGTAGCCGAGATATCATCGGCAATGAAATTGCAGGTGACGGGCAGGTCGGGAATAGTCCCGGCCGGAATAGAAAAGTCATTGATGGTCTGGCGGATGGCGTCGGCCACTGTGACGTTCGTGTACTTCTTGGTCATGCGGGACTTGGCCAGATAGACGATATTGTCAAAGGCTGTAAAATGCATCACGGAAGAGCCGCTCTCCCGGCTGCGGCCAAAAATACGTCCCTGGAACAGGTGGACAGTCTGCTGCGTCTTATCGTCAATGTGGATAAACAGCACCTCGTCCCCCAGTTCCAGTTCCGGATTCTGCCAAGATTTATCCCGTGTCGTATAGGCCAGGTCGAATTCCAGCCTGCGTCCGGCCTGCTCGACGTCCCCGGACCAAGTTGCACAAATCAGCCAGCCCGTAAGGTCTGCGTTCTCGGGCTTTTTCTGGCCTTCCGTCTGAGCATCCTCGGTATTGCTTTTCTTATTGATTCTTTGCAACTGGAACATTTTCATCATTCCTTTTGAGGTTCATCGTCGTCAGGCGGATGATATCCCCGGGCGAAAGACCGCCGTTACGGACGATGCTGCGATAGATCTGGAACTTCGAGAACTGCTCATTGTTGAGCGTCACCGATTTCCCCACGGCCCGGCCGATGACGTTGCCGATGCTGTCACCGGGATAATAGGTGATGTTCTTCTTCATCTTCGACCAGAACGATTCCGGCCGCTTCTTCAGCCCTGTCGCAGCATCGGTCTTTCCCGTCTCCGGTGCTGTGACGTAGCGGTACTCCGTCAGGCCCAGCTCGTAATAGACATCGCCGCTGCCGTCCTTTTCACCAAACTTGAAGGACGAAATCAGGCAGGGCATGGAAAGCGGCGTATCCGACACCGTCAGCTGACAGACGCTGTCACCGGTACGCATCGTTTCCAGTTGGGCGATGTATGTATAAGGCGCAAGGCCCATCATGGCAAAGGGATAATCCTGTGCTGGGAAAAATCCGGAAAGGGTCAGTGTCCTGAGTCCCGTCTTTCCCATCATGAGGTAGTCGCCGAAGTTATTGATGTTCACCGTGCCATGATTCGTATTGACAGATACCATCAGCTCCGAAGGCAGGACGGGAAAGACCACCGCTGCCGATTCAGAAGAGAGAGAAATCGTGAGGGAAGATGCAGCCTGGCCGATGGCGTTCAACAGAGATGCTAAGAAAGAACTCATCAGAGGGTCGCTCCTTTCATGCGGTTCATGCCGTACAGTCTCATTTTTTCGACGAGTTTTTCAGCGACGGCGTCGATGTCCTGCTCGCTGCGGACGTTCATCGTATCAATGCAGATGGTGATGCCGCCGCTGCCGGCGTTCATGGCCTGACGGATGCTTTCATCATGAGGTATGACCGTACTGCCGTTGGGCAGGTGTACCAGCTCGCCCCGGCGGTCTTCATTGATGACGGCAAAGCCGCCACGAAAGTTCTCGACACCGCTTTCAAAGTGGCTGATACTTGGGATATCAAATCCCACATGGGTCGGCGCCCCTCCCGTCAGGGACGGAATGTCGATAGACAGGCCGTTGATGCTGGAAATCAGGCCGTTCACCTGGTCGATGACCCAGTTCACACCGCTGCGAAAGGTGTCCTTGATGCTTTCCCAGATACTGGAGGCCGTCTCGCTGATGCCGTTCATGGCTCCGTCCCAGGCAGAACTGATCCAGTTCATCCCTGCATCGACGGCGTCCGATACAGCCTGTATAGCCTGTTCGATATAATGCGACACGGTATCCCAGTTCCTCCACAGAAGGTACAAGGCAGCAATAATCGCGGCAATGATGATAATGATGGGATTGGCCATGGCTGCGGCGCCTACGGCACGGATGATGGTGATCATCATGCGTCCGGCAGTCAGAAAGGTACTGCCCATGCCCCTGGCCACGATGGCAATGCCCCGGCAGACCGGAATGAGTCCTTTGAACTGGGTCGAGAGATACTTCGAGACACTGCCGGCTTTGCTAATGCCCGTGGCAATAGAGTTGAAAGTACCAAAAGCCCTGCCGCCGACCGTCAGCACCCGCCCCAGGGTGGAACCGAAGAGCTGGAAGGTCACGATGCCAAAAGCCACCTGGCCAATCAGCGTTTTCTGTTCCGGTGTAAGCGCACGAAACCAGGCAGCCAGTTCCTTGACGCGCATCGACATGGCCTTGAAGTACGGCGTAAACGACACTGCTAAATCCATGCCGGCATTCTTCAGCTGGTTCATGGTAATTTGCATCTGCTCCGACGGGGTCAGCATCTTCTCATAGGCTTCCCGGGTCATGCCGGCAGACTGGGCCATCTGGTCCATGACCTTATCGAAGTCCCCGGCTCCCTTGCCCGTCAGGACCAGGATGCTGTTCAGGCCCTCGACAGAGCCAAAGAGCTGGGCCATCTGTTCGGCATCGCCGCCTGTCGCCCGCTTCACTTCGTCCAGGAACTTCACCCAGCCCACGCTCTGCAGATGAGCCGCATTGAACTCAAGGCCAAGGGACTGAGCCAGTTTCGCCGCTTCGGCAGACGGCTTCAGGATGTTGCTGTAAGCCGCCTTGAGTCCGGTAATGGCCTCGCTGGTCCGGATACCGTTCTTGGTCAGGACGGCGATGGAACCGAACAGTTCCTGGGTACTGACATTGAGCTGTGCCGCAATGGGGATGACATTGCCCATGGACTGGGCCATCTCGCCAAAGGATGTCTTGCCGAAGTTCTGTGCCAGGAGCATCTGGTCCGTCACCGCCGTGGCTTCTTCTGCCGATTTTCCATAGGCATTGAGGACCGTGGTCACACCGTTAACGGCAGTCGTCGTGTCGGTGAAGCCGGCTTTCGCAGCAATTGTCATGTCTTTGACAAAGCCCACGGCATGGGCCGCATCGACACCAGCGGAAATGGCCTGGTAGACCGATTCCGAAAGATCAGCGACACCTGCGCCCGTTTCATCGCTGACAGCACGAATCTCATCACTGACCTTCTGCATGGAAACAACCGTCGTGTCGACCAAAGTCGAAATCTTGGCGATACCGTTGGCAAAGTCGCTGTGCAGCTTGAAGCCTGCCGTTGCGGCTGCCAGGATGGGGGCTGACAGCAGGGCTATCTTGTCTGATAAGCCGGAAATCTTGCTTCCCGTCTGCTCGATGCTCTTCGCCGTCCGTTTCTGGATGCGCTCATGCTCCGTCAGCTTGTCCGACAGTCCGCTGACCGATTGTTTCGCCGCCGCCATCTGGGTCTTCATGGTCCCCAGGCTGGCATTGACGCTATGCACGGTCGGCGTGAACAAATCCCGCAGCCGGATGGCGGCATCGATGACATTATTGGCCATGCTGTTTCACCTCTCAATGTTGTTACAGATATTAAAAATATAGTAAGATAAAAGAAATCTATCGTTACGGAGGAATTCCAATGCGCTATTTCAATGAAACAGAAAAAAGATTAGCTGAACGATATCACCATATGGAGCTTGGTACTTGCAAAATCTGTGAAGAATGTCACAAGAAAGAACATTTATCCTTACCGATTGGCTGCTGGTGCGTAGGTTCCGATTTTAATAAAACTTCCAAGAGAATTCTATTTGTCGGTAAAAATGCCAGAAACAATCCCGGCACGATTGAAGACGGCTTCCGCAATCCCTTTCAATATACCCGTGAATCTCTGTGGAACAAAAGCTGGCCATATTGGAGCTATACTCGTGCTATCACTCAGAGAATATTCGGTGACGATTCTATAGAACACATCGCATTTACCAATATTGTCAAATGCAACAATTCCGGAGGAAAGGATACTACCTCAGATTTTGTAAAATCCAACTGTATCCTAAACCTAAAAGTCCTTCAGCAGGAATTAAAGGTAATACATCCTACTCATATCATTTTTTATACATCTTGGTATTATGACGATTACATCCCTAACGTTTTTGACCGTTATAATATTCATTACAACGGTTTTAAAGACATTGGGAAAAGAAAAATGCCCTGGCAGGAAGCCATTTCCACCCTGGGCAATCAAACCTTTCATGTACTACGTGTCGGCCACCCACAATGCAAGAAAAAAAGCGACTTCGTCTATGAAATATCTAAGTGGCTTGAGCCTGCCTTATGACTTTATGGCAGATAGCCGTATTTTCAGCAGTTAATCCGATAATGCTGAAGATACTTTTTTATCGCGTTCTTCCATCTCATAGCGGATGAAAGCATACAGCACCTGCCGTTCGCCGTATCCCAGTTTCATGACCGCTGACGGCAGCAGGTGATGCTCCCGGAACAGGAGATACATTGCCTGCACTTCGCCATCGGTCCGGATCAGTTTTTTACGGCTTTGTCCGCCTTTTCCTGGGTCGTATAGCCGTTGAGTTCTGTGATCTGCGCTGTGAGATCAGCAATCTCACCTGCCAGGAAGAGCTTGCGGATGATGTCACCAGGAAGTACGGCCCCGAATTTTTCCAGCAGATCCTTGTTCTTGAGGTCCGGGTCGGCAATCCCCGCCAGGAGCGTCTGGGTCTGCATCTGATAAATGTCGATGTTATCGGCGCTGCCGTTGGTGAAGTCCACGGCCATCTTCTGGATATCGGCGTAGCGTTCTGGGTCGATAGCCCGGAGCGTGATGATAAAATCGAATCCGAACAACTTCGAGAGCCGTTCCATCTTCACTTTCTTTTCAGGCCGTTCGGCCAGCTTGTTCACTACATCTGCTTTCAGCAGTCGGTCTACCATATTCATGTGCTTGTTCTCCTTATGCTAAATCCAAGAGGTCCCAGTCCGAGAAAGTGAAGCTGTAGCTTTCCTCGCCCATCTTGTCCACTTCCCAGTCGGCCAGAATGAGGCTGTCAAAGGTCGCATCCTTGATGACGATGCGTTCGCTGCCTATGGCATCCTTGTCATCTAGGACGGAGACGATGGTCACGACGGTCTGCTTGCCCGCCTTAATGTTGTCGTTCATCTTCTTGATCATGTAGCTCGAGACTTTATGGAGCTTCAGCTGCCCTTTGCAGTCATAGCCCGTGACCTTGTAGCCCTTGCCGACATGGCGGAGCATCTTCACTTCTTCCTTGGTCAGGGTGACCTCGGCCTTGAAAGCCGTGGCTTCGGCCATGAGGTCGCCGTCGATATAGAGGTCGGCATACTTTCCGTTCATCACCCGTTTGGCTTCCATGCTGTTCACTGTACTTCACCTCCTCAGATATTGACGGCAATCGTGACATCTTCCATGGCATCCAGGAGCGAAGCATCTACGGCGATGAAGACATTGCTGCCGATGTTGGCCAGCTTGATGTCCATTTCCGACATGTCCGCCAGTTCCTCTTTCGTATATTTGCCATTGGATGCCAGCCAAATCTTCGTGGATTCCACATCGATATAAGCCGTGTTCTGCCCCTGTTCCAGCAGGCCCTCCTGGGCCAGCTGGTCAAGATACCCCTGGATAGCCGTCACCAGGAGGCATCGGTTGGCATAGCTGTTGGCATACTTGCCAAGGTAATGATCCTGGGCTGTGGTGCGGATATCGTCATACATCATGTCCATTAAATCGACGAGCTTGATTTTCTGGAACGATACGCCTTTTCCCTGGATTGTCGTGACCAGGGAGTTGATTCCGCGGCCCAGCTTGACCTTTTCCCCGTCAAAGAAAAAGAACAGCTTGCCGGCATCCGTCATGGTATCCATT